GCACATCCGCCCCCAACCCGCCCAGGTAGTGGACGAGGTTGAAGGTAAAACTGTCGTAATTGTCGATCAGGATGATCATGGGCTCGCGTTCTTCTATCCCGTCAAGGTCTTAGCGCGCAATGCCGGGGAAGGAAAGATGTCCGGCGGTAGACCGATCGCGACACTTCGCCGAAGCCGCTAGCTGCTTGGAATCGACGCCGAATTCAATGCTTGTTGCGGACTGGTTCGGCCGCGGGATCGCCGGCGCGGCGGCGGACGCGCCGGAACGATCATCCGATCGAGAAGACGAACGCCTGTGCGGCGCAAGCGTCAAACGCGCCAACCCGCTGGCTGCATCTCGTTGATATGCGTCATTTGGCGTCCGACCGGCGGCCCGAATGCGAGACGTCACATCCATGGGCCTGCCGCACAGCCTGAAGGTTGAGAACGTCGCTTCGCAAATCCTCCCTGCCGACGATCGTCATTCCCGCGCCGGGAATTCAGCAGCGATGATGCCGAATCTCAAGAATTTCCCCTCGCGTTCCGAGATGCTGTTTTCGTCGGCCGTCTGAGGCTCGGCGAACAAGATGGCCGACGCCCCGTCAGTCGTCCCTCTGAGCCCAGACATGTCGATCTTCAAAGTCAGATCACGGCGCCCGGGTTGCGGCTGCTTGTTGAGCGCTTCGGACACCGAGAACGCGAAGAGCGTGCCACACCTTTCGTACGGCGATGGCAATCGCCGGGAGACCTTCAGGAATTCCTGATATTGGCGTCGCGAAAGGCCGGTGCATTTCCTCACCGCATCGACGATGAAATCGATTTCGTCAGAATATGAAGCCGGATCGATGTTCAATTGCTTGGGGGTCTTCGCCATCAGCTCGATAAGCTTGGGCTTGAAAGCCTCCGCGTTTCCACGCCATTTACGATCGGCGACTCGGTCTTCAAAATCCTTTTTCGATGCATTCTCGCGGGCGGTTTCGGCTATCGGCTTTTCCAGAGCGCCCGCCTTGACCCAGCCCGCGAAATCGCGCACGCCGCAACCGTAGCAGTCCCATCCGCGTGCCTGGATGTAATAGGCGGCGACTATACCGCGCTTGTTCTTGTGCACGGACGTTATCGTAATCGGTTTGACTTCGTCGGTCCTCACGACGAACGAGAGGCCCGTCATCCTCTGTCGGCCGATATCGTTCTGGCCATAGATGCTCATGGGGAAGGCGGAGTTCGGGCTTTGACCGGGGCCGGAATCCGCGGACGCAGGATCCACCAGTATCCTGAACCCTTCGCGCACCGGGTAAGTGCCGGGCTTGAGCGCGCGGCCGGCGGTTTTTTTCGTGAATTCGGCATCGCGTGCCCGGATCTTGTCGAAGTCGAAGTCGATCTTGCTGACGAACGCGGTTTGGCAATCGCGTTCCGAGGTATGATCGATGGAACAGGTGGTGATCGCGACCTTTTCGAGGATGCCTTTCGCCGTCCTTGCCATGTCGTCGCACGAGGCGAATCGATCGTCATCCGCCGAAGCGGAATCCAGTTCAAAGGTCCGGTAGGCGTTCACGGCGATGTCCTCGGCGGAAGCGGCGAAATTCCCAGAACGCATGACGATGGTTTTCAAATGATTCTTGGCGAGATTGTCGATCCTGTAGGAAAGGGAGCAGGTTCCGTCGTCGCCCACGTCCATTGTCGACGTCATGACGATCTTTTCACCGCTGCAGGCGGTGAGCGCGATCGCACACAAGCTGGACAAGCCGAACAATTTCAGACGTAGCATCGAGAAAATCACCCGGCCGGCGATTGCGTCGTTCATCGTTGTCCCCTCAGGGTTGCATCGAAGTAGCTTTTCCGGAATGGTTTTCCCCCACCCGGCCGACGCGATCGAAGACGTGGGCACCGATCACGGTCGGGCGATATCGAGACGAATCCGCCATGTCCGAAGATCGGTGTGGAGTTCGAAAATATCGACGATTTCGACCGTCACTATATTTCATATTGTTGCATAACCGCCGCCGGCATCGCACGGATTGTGACATTTTATCCGTACGCGTTGCGCACACCGGCAACCGACAGGCGCAATCGATATGTTCGATGCAAGGTCATTGACGAGTTGCTCATATACATATACCACTCGTTGTCAATTGGTTCCGCGTCGGAAGATAGCGCCGCGCGAATATACTCTGAGTAGTATTTTCGGGATCTCGCTCCCGCAGATAGGCGGCCGAGAATGATTTTTTCGGAGACGATTGTGATTGTGAGCCGCGTCGTCGCATCGGGTCTGGTGATTTCGAGTTTGTTGCTGGTGTCCGGCGGCAACGCCAAGTCAGATGAACTGAATGACCTCGCATTCTGGAGAAAGTCCGTCGAAAAATGCCGTTGGTCCGTCGCGACGGAGCGACTGAAGAGAGTCGATGACCGAATAGCCGAACTCGGGAAGAGCAAGTTCAAATACAAGACGGACTTCGATATCTTTCTGTCCCGTACGCAGTTTCGGGTCGCTTCAGTTTCGGCTTCAGAGTGCCTCAAGGAAGTGAACAAGGCGGAAGTGGACAATATCTTCAAGTTCTACGGATTTTGATTTTCCCGTGCCAGAATGCCGACTTTGCTCCCCGGGTGGGCTGCCGGGCTTCCGGCAGGGGGACTTGTATCCCCCGGGTGGAGCGCCGGAGGGACGGGTGACGGGGCCGTCCCACCGGGGACGCATTCTGTTCCAGCTTCACGACGTCTCGCGAAGGCGCCCCTCGGTGAACGGAACGGCGATATTCAATCAGAGAAAAATGCCCATCGAGGAATACAGCGGCCAGGCCACCAAGACCTGAACCGTCTTCTTGAGGCGCCCGGCCAAAGGCCGGGCCTCGAAGGATGAACAGCCCGAGCGGCGCGGTGCCCACCGTCGCCCTTCGAGGCTCGCTTCGCTCGCACCTAAGGGCGACGGCTTTGCCAGGTCGTGGATTCGGTCGTCATATAGTCAAAGCTTCGCCGGCCCTGTTGTTTGTCGCGGCGCAGGCGTCGCCGGTCTTTTCGTTTCCTTCCCTTGTCCCTCGGCAATCCGAGGGGAGCGGAGCGCCGCTTGGCGCTGCCGTAGTCGGCGGATAGGTGGGCGCCCTGTCGCCAAGGCACCCGCGCCTTGCGGCGCTCCGCTGGCGGTATTTTCCCGTCACGGCCACGCTTTTCGAAAATCGCCGGAAACAAGTGATGGCAATCTCCGTCAGCCAGCTCCTGGCAGGGGGCTTCCATCCCCGGGTGGTGTTCCGTGACGCCGTTTCGGTGAGTGACGAGGTCACTGTTAGTGGACACTTGAATCTGGAGTCGGCGGGATATGGCGGGATTTCGCGGGACATGGCGGGAAATGCCCGTGGGCGGCGGGTTTCTGTGCGTGGCGGCGGTCTAAACCGGGCGGGCGTTTAGACACATGATCCTGGAGGAACCGTGGCCGCAAGACACTTGAAACCGGAGGCGACGCCCGACAAGGCCAAAGCTTCGAAAGCCCTTCAAAGCCGCCCAGAAAGGCCGTCAAGTGCCTGCCATACGGAAAGAAAACAGGTCGCCCGACTGCGCAGAGGGATGGCACTAGGCTGGTCGCGAGCCCAGGCAATGCGCTGAGAAGTCTTGCGTCGCGCAAAACTTCGGTTCAACGCGCCGAAGAAAACGAAATTGTGTGGAATCTCAAATGTCTACAGCCGGTGAAGGTGGCACAACCGACGGCGCCGAACTATTGCATTCTGGCGGCTCAATTGGTCCCGGCGTCAAACGATATCGTCAAGCCGCGTTCCGTTGCGTCCAGGCGGATGAGCAAGTCGCCGATGCGATGTTTGGCCCATGGCGTCTTCGTGCTCAGTGAATTGACCATGGTCCGCAGCACCGACTGGCGTGCGGACTGCGCGTCGTCAGGGCGAATGACGGCGAGCGCAACCTCAGCCGCCATCATGAACTCCCGCCGGTCAAACACCTGCCCGCGGATGGGCTCGATATAGAAGCGCTCCACGGCCTCTGACGCCTCTGGTGTCGCTGCAACAACGTCGAAAACGGAGCCAATCCGGAATTTACAAAGTTGCCGGCCGCCTCTCTTGCACTGGTCAAGCTCCAAAGTGGCCGGGATGTTGAGGATGACGGCAGTCCTGTTGAACCGATCGACCAGATCTCGCGGCCCGAAGCCAAAATCCTTGGCGCTGGCCGCTGAGCCGACGATGGTGGCTATGGCAAAAGCGAAAGCGGTTCTGATCATTGGATTTACCCACCTAAAGGCTGCGTCCGACCCACCGGACGCGACCGACGATCAGCACAGGCTCGATCTGAGGCACCTCTTCCTCATCGGGATAAAGGTCTCGATTATCGGCCCGCATAAGCAACGTTTTGCCGCGCCGTCGAAGTCGTTTCAGCAACACTTGGTCGCCAATGGTAAAAACGTAGATGCGCCCATCGATAACTTCCAAATCGCTGGTGTCAATGAGTAGAGGATCGCCATCCTCAATGGTCGGGCGCATGGATTCGCCGATGGCCGTCAAAATCCGCGCATTTTCCACCTTCAAGTGAAGGCCGCCGAGGATTGCCTTAGGAAAGGCTGTTGTCCCAGCCTCTTCATCCAGCACCAATGAACCATTCCCCGCAGAGGCGCGGAATGCCAGTCGCCGGACCAAACTGAAAGCCAGTTCTGGCCGCTCATCGCCAGGTTCTGCCCGCGAGTGCCAGTTCTCTCCCTCGCCCAGAAGAAGCCAGTTCAGGTTCACGCCGCAAGCGACGGCAATTCTCGCTAGTGCATAAGGCTTTGGGTCCGCCGAGCCGGCCAGGTAGTGGCCAAGGGAGCGGTCTGGCACGCCGGACCTCCTCACGATTGCAGACTTGCCGCCCCCATTTTGAACGGCAAGCCGAAGCCGATTTCGGAAGTCGGCAGAGAATTTATGAGCCCGTTCGGCCACTTCTGTCTTGACCGGTTCTGCCACTTCTGGCCTATTTGTCGCGTTCGTTGCACGTTGATTCACACCAGCCCCGCCAGAGCTGGCCGAAGCGAGCCGTAAGACATGCCGAAAAAGGGATGGCACCACGCCGACATCGTCGCCGCGGTGCGGAAGAAGGGCACGAACCTGCGTCAACTCAGTCTCGCCAACGGCAAGGCTGAAAGCACGCTGCGCGCGGCACTTCTCTACCCCAGGACGCCATCGAACCGGATCATCTCCGAATTCATCGGTGTGCCGCTCCACAAGCTGTGGCCGACCTGGTTCGACCCTGACGGCAATCTCATCGTCTCGCGCAACCAAAGTGGCACCGCCCGGCGCGGCGAGTCCAGTCGAAACCGCAGTGCAGCCTAGACAACCGGGGGATGGGATGACGCGCTGGTACGATGCGGTGGGCCAAGGGTTCACAAGGCCAAAAGGCGTTGTTTCGGCGGAAGAATTCTTCGCCGTCGAGGTGATCGTCCTCGCCGGCCTGGCGTGCGCCTGGCTGACCCTGTCGGCCGCCATCCTGGAAGTGATGACTTGGGTCGGAGGCGCGTCATGAGACGGGAGCCGCCGGTCCGGTTCGACGATCCGGTATCCGCCCGCGACTACGTGCAGCGGAAGCGCGCCTTCATTGCTCGGTATATGGGTCCGACCCTTGTTCGCCCTGCTCCCGCCACCGCTCCCTTGCCTGTCGCAAGGCGAAAAACTCCGGCTTGGCTGCAAGGCGCGGCTCGATGCTGGACTGCAGCAGCCGCACATATCCGGCGCGTGATTCTCCGTTCGCGGCGACCTGATCGCGGAGGCCCGCAATGACCTCAGCGCGCAAATACGCTTTGACGGCTTCGGCCCGGTCGAGCGCGCCAGCGGCAACTAGTGCGATCGTCAGCTCCTGCAGAACGAGTTCGACAGCTTCAATCGTCGCGTCAGCGATATCGCCTTTCCCCATCATTCTCTCCCCCTGTTCGGTAGTTGGCACTCCGATCATAGGGGCAGCGCACCGCCGGCGTCACGGGCGGGTTTCGCGCATGCACGACGCCCTCCAAGCTCTGCGTGTGCGTGACCGGACGGGCTTGTCGGCCCGTCCGGTCGACCTTTCCGGGGAACCGCGATGAAGCGCGTCCCGCTCCGGCGCCAGGTCGAAGCCGTCGCGCTCGCCCATGTGGGCGCGCGTCATCAGCTCGGCCAACTGGAGCGCACCGGCCGGCTTACCGATCCCGAACGCGCCCTCAAGCGCTGCCATGTGCTGGCGCTACGTGCTGCCCGCGAGACCTTGCGGCTCCTGATGATGGAAGCCGCCGGCGAGATGCCGCCAGGCGCGGCGCGCCTGCACCACGACGCCATGGTCGAGGGCACGCGCGGGCAGCTTCCCGATTTTCCGCCCGACTTCGACGTCGGCGAGTCCGAAATCTCCAATGCCGGAATGCCCGAATGAGCGAGTTCGACTGCCCGATCGACAAAATCGATGCCTCCGGCCGGCTACGGCCCAAGGACCCGGCGCGCGTCGCCGCCCAGGCGGTGATGTTCGAGGATGCCGGGCAACTCCAGGCGATCGAGGTTCGTCCGCGCGGTGACGGCTGGAAGTTGACCTTCGGACTCCATCGTCTCGAAGCCGCAAGGCTGCTCGGCTGGCCCACTATCCGGGCGGTCGAGAAGGACCGCAGCGACGACGAGGCGCGGCTCGCGGAGATCGACGAAAACCTCGGCCGCAACGAACTCTCCGCGATCGACCGGGCGATTTTTCTCGCCGAGCGCAAGCGCGTGTTCGAGAAGCTGCATCCGGAGGCGCGCCACGGCGCGGCGCCGAAGGGTAAAGGCAAAGTCGCCAAGTTGGCGACATTCGCCCAGCGCTTCACCAAGGACGTCGCCGACAGGTGCGATCTGTCTGAGCGCACCGTGCAGCGCGCCTGCCAGCTCGCCGAGGAGCTGGGTGCGGACCTGATCGCGTTGCTGCGCGGCACGCCGCTCGCCGACAACCAGGCGCAGCTCTTCGCCCTGGCACGGCTGGAGCCGACCGAGCGCAAGAAGGTCGCGAAACTCCTCGCCGCCGGCGAGGCGCCGTCATTGTCGGCGGCCATGACCGCCGCCGGCCTCAAGACCGCGGTCGATGCCGACGAGGCTGCCTTCCGGGCGCTGGTGTCGGCGTGGACGCGGGCGGGCACCAAGGCGCGGCGGCGCTTCAGGAAGCACATCGAGCAAGAAGGTTGAACGGGCGTCCGGCGCGTCTCGCGCCGGGCGGGGGGACTGACGTGGCGAAGAAGTCGAAAAGCGATGCGAGCCAAGGCGACCTGTTCGCCTATGCGAGCGCAGCTGCGTCGGTCGGAACGTTGTTCCCGGTGCGCGAGCGTGTCGCGCGCCCGCGCACCATCGACCTTTCACTCAAGATCAAGACCGCGCTGGGCCGGGCGCTGAAAGAGTGCCCCAGGAGCGCCCTCGAAGTCGCGCTGGCCATGTCCGAATTGACGGGCCGCGAGATCACCGCCGACGCGCTCTATGCCTACACGGCGCCGTCGAAGCCCGAGCACGACATGAGCCTGGTGCGCTTCATCGCCTTCGTGCGCGTGACCGGCGCCAACTGGCTGTGGGACGAACTGGTCGAGGACGAAGGCCTGATCGTCATGGAGGGCCGCGAAGCCCATCTCGCCCAGCTCGGCCATCTCGAACAGGAACGCCAGCGCATCGAAGAGCAGACGAAAGCGCTGCGGCGTGAATTGCGCGACCGGCCGGTGGCCGTCGTCCGGCACCGGGGGAGCCGCTGATGCGCGAGTGGTTCACCCTGGCCGAGGCGCTTGCAGTCAAATCGCCATCATTGCCGACCGACATGGGCTCGCTGAGCCGCAAAGTCGAACGCGAGGACTGGCGCGGCAATCCCGAACGCGCCCGCAAGCGTGCCGGCCAGGGCGGCGGCTTCGAGTATCACGTCTCGCTCTTTCCGGCCGACGTGCAGGCGCGTCTGATTGCCCGCGAATTGCCGATGCCGGACGAGACGGCCGAGCCGCGCGCCAATGCGCTGTGGGACCGCTTCGCCAAGCTGCCCGACAAGGCCAAGAAGGAGGCCCGCGAGCGCCTTGCCGTGGTCGACCGCGTCGACCTTCTTTCCCGCGGCATGACGCGCCAGGTCGCCGTCGCGCTCACCGCCAAAGAAGCCAGCGTCGCGACCTCGACCGTGTGGGGCTGGCTTCGCTTGGCCGCCGACGTCCATTCGTCCGACCGCCTCGCCGCGCTCGCCCCGCGCCATGCCGGCCGCACCGCCACGGCGCCGTGCGATCCGCGCGCCTGGGACTTCATCACCGCCGACTATCTGCGACCCGAGTGCCCGTCCTTCGAAGCCTGCGACCGGCGCATGCGCGATGCTGCCGCCGCCAACGAATGGAGCCCGCTGCCGTCCTCGAAGACGCTTCGGCGCCGCCTCGAAAAGGAATTCCCGCGCGCGGTGCGCACGCTCATGCGCCGGGGCGCCGAGGCGGCCGCGCGCACCTATCCGCACCAGACGCGCGACCGCACCGTGTTCCGCGCCATGGAGGCGATCAACGCCGACGGCCACAAGTTCGACGTCTTCGTCAAATGGCCCGACGGCCATATCGGCCGGCCGCTCCTGGTCGCCATCCAGGACCTCTATTCCGGCCTGATCGTCGGCTGGCGGCTCGACCGCTCGGAGTCGTGGACGGCGGTGCGGCTCGCCTTCCGCGACGCCGTCGAGAGCTTCGGCATCCCCGAACACGCATGGCTCGACAACGGCCGCGCCTTCGCCAGCAAATGGATCTCCGGCCGCATGAAGACGCGCTACCGCTTCAAGGTGCGCGACGACGAGCCGCAAGGCGTGCTCACCGGTCTGGGCATTCAGGTGCACTGGGCGACGCCCTATCACGGCCAGGCGAAGCCGATCGAGCGCGCCTTCCGCGACCTGTGCGAGGAGATCGCCAAGCATCCGGCCTGCGCCGGCGCCTATACGGGCAACAAGCCCGAGGCCAAGCCGGACAACTACGGCTCCCGCGCGGTCGCGTTCGAGGAATTCGAAGCGCTCGTCGCCCAGGAGATCGCCCGCCACAACGCGCGGCCCGGCAGGCGCACGCTCACCGCCAAGGGCAGGAGCTTCGCCGAGACCTTCAAGGCGAGTTACGAGCACCCCTCGACCATCGTCAAGAAGGCGTCGGCGATCCAGCTCCACGAACTTCTGATGGCGGCGGAAGCCGTGACGGCGCGCGCACCCGACGGCAGCGTGCATCTGGGCGAGAACCGCTATTGGACCGAAGCGCTGGTCGACCTGATCGGCAAAAAAGTCGTGGTCCGCTTCGACCCGCAAGACCTCATCGCGCCGGTCGCGATCTACACCCTCGACGGCCGCTATGTGGGCCAGGCCGAGTGCGTCGAGGCGACCGGCTTCGCCGACATGGACGCCGCCCGTGCCCATACGCGCCGGCGCAGCGCCTACCTCAAGGCCCTGCGCGAAATGCGCGACCTCCAGGTCGCCATGTCGGTCGACGAAATCGCCCGCCTGTTGCCCAAGCCCGAGCCGGCGACACCGCCGGCCTCGCCACGCGTCGTCAAGCTGGTCGCCAACGCGGCTCGCCAGGTGTCGCAGGCCGATTGGAGCGACGAAGCTTCCGAGGCCTTCGGACGGGCGGCGCGCCTTCTGGACAGCGGCGTCATTCCGTTCGTCCGCGAATAGCCACGGCGCCGCGCACGCGCGGCACCGCATTACACTTCGATCAACGGGGAGAGGACTAGTCATGAACGCGACTGCTGAAACGATTCCGGCCTCGGGCGCGAAGCCCGGCTGGGAGCCACCATCGGAGAGGCCGGCCAACCTGGCAACGCCCGACCTGATGGACTGGGAAAACACCACCAGCACGGTCTGCCAGGTCGCGGCCCAGCAGGGCCTGTCCAAGTCGGAAGTGGCGCGCCGTGCCGACATCCCCATGGGGACGTTCTCGCCCTGGTACGACGGCAAGTACAACGGCAACATCGCCGCCGTCACGGCGCGGGTGAAGAAGTGGATCGACGCGGCGGAAGAACGCGTGCGCGTCGCTCGCGAGGTGCGCGAGCCCGGCTTCGTGATGACCCGAACCGCGAGCGAAGTCATCGACACGCTCATCTACGCCCAGGCGCTGCCGGAAATGTGCGTCATCACGCTCGGCGCCGGCATGGGCAAGACCAAGACGGCGCAGCATTTCTGCGAGACACGGCCACACGCCTATCTGGCCACCATGCGGCCGACGACGAAGCGCATCTACGGCATGCTGGTCGAGATTTCGACCGCCCTCAATATCCCGTTCGAGTACCACACGCCGCGTGTCGACCGCGCCATCGGCGAGCGCCTCAAGCGCAACGGCAAGCAGACGCTGTTGATCGTCGACGAGGCGCAGAACCTCGAAGACGACGCCGTCAATCAGCTCCGCTACTACATGGACGAGTACGGCTGCGGCATCGCACTCCTCGGCAACGAGGAACTCTATGGCCGCTGGGGCAGCTCGACCGCGAAGCCCGCCTACGCCCAGCTGCACAGCCGCATGGGCAAGCGGCTGAAGCGCCTGCAGCCGCTGCAGGCCGATATCGACGCCCTCGTGGCGGCCTGGAACATCGAGGACAAAGAGGTGGCCGCCTTCGCGCGCGCCCTCGGCAGGAAGCCCGGCGCGCTGCGCCAGGTCACCAAGACCCTCACGCTCGCCCACATGATCGCCGCCGGCGCCAATCAGCCGCTCTGCATCGAGCACATGCGCACCGCCTGGATCAACCGCGGCGGCGAAGATCTTCGCGCGGTCGCATGAGGAGGGGCCGCAACATGCCAGTCAGTCACGACCTCATCGCGCTGCGGGTGTGTATCGACTCCATGCGCGCCGCGCCCGACGCCGGCGCCCAGTTCGAGCGCGCGGCCGGCTCCCTGTCCAGGCTCCTGGACGATGCCATCGACAAGGCCGACGCGCTGGAACGGGCCACGGTCCTGCAGGCGACGCTTCTGACCAAGGCGGTGTTCGCCGACCCGGGCGTCGTCCGGCTGCCGGCGATCCCGCGCCACGTACCGCTACAGGGCGGAGACCTCGCATGAACGAGGCTCAAGCCCAGGCACTCGCGGACCAAGTCGCCGCCGTCGACGTGCTGGCGACGGTCGACATCATCCTGACGCGTCCGCGCCACGGCTCCATATCGGCCTCGCTCGCCGCCATCGTCGCCATGGCGGAGCGCATCCGCGACCTCGACGCCATCGCGGCCGGCGCTGCCGAGCTGCTCGCTGAGCTCGCCTCGATCCGCCGAGAAGGAAAGAAGTTCTTCATTTCCACGGAGGAACTCGACTCCGTCATCGACGCCCTCACCGGAGCGCTCACCACGCTCGGCTACGCCCAGCCCACCACCGAACCACAGCCTCGCATCCAAGGAGACGACACGTGAACGCCCAGACTCCGATCGCTCCCGCGCCGGCCGACACCGGCATCTTCGAAATCTCCGGCGGGCGCTACATGCGCGACGCCGCCGGCCGCCTCGTTCCGCTCGAAACAGTCAACCCGCGCGACAAGCTGACCGACGAGCAGGTCCGCAAGATCATGCGCTTCGCGCGCTCCCTGTCGGCGCAGATCGGGCGCTTCAAGGACCACACTTTCGACGATCTCAACGCTCTGCAGGCGCTGTTCGACCAGGAGTACGGCGCCAAGGCCGGCGGGCCGAAGGGCAACGTCTCGTTCGTGTCCTTCGACGGCACCATGAAGGTGCAGGTGCAGATCGCCGATCAGATCGTGTTCGGGCCGGAGCTGCAGGCCGCCAAAAAGCTGGTTGACGAATGCCTGGTCGAGTGGGGTGCGGAGAGCCGACCTGAGCTGCGTGCGGTCGTCAACCGCGCCTTCGCCGTGGAGAAGGAGGGCCAGATCGACCGCGCCGCGATGTTCTCCCTGTTGCGGCTCGATATCGCCGACGAGCGCTGGATGCGGGCCATGGATGCGGTGCGCGGTTCGATCCGAGTGATGGGCTCGAAGGCGTATGTCCGCTTCTACGAGCGCACCACCGCCGACCAGCCTTGGCAGGCCATCACCATCGACCTGGCAGCGGCGTGATGGAGGAAGCGATGGCAGATACTCAGTCGATCGACGGCGCCGCCGTGCGTCATGCCACCTGCGCGGTCGCCGCCAATACGGTGACGATCACGCTCACCTGCGCGACGGCGCCGGCCGCCCGCGCACTCTTCCGCCAGGTCGGCCCGGCGGTCGACCACGGTGAACTCTCGCTGGCACTGCCCGCGGTGTCGGGCGAGCGGGGCCGGCCGTGAACGCGCCGGCCGCCACCTGGCCGGACGAGCGCCGGGCCGCTCAGTCGGCGCGCATGCGCGCGCGCAATGCCGACCCGGCGTACCGCGCCCGCAAGGCCGCCGGGATCAGCCGTTATTTCGCCGCCGGCCGGCCTCGGCCGCTGCCGATCCCGATGCATGCGCACCCACTGGTGCGTCAGCTCTTCGAGATCGTCAACGCGGAGAGGACATCGCTCCGCGAACTTGGCGAACGTGCCGGCGTCAACCGCGAAACGTTGAGCCTGTGGCGCAGGCGCCACATGCCGGTTCTCGACACATTCGAGGCCGCCCTCAACGCGCTCGACTACGAACTCGTCATTCAGCAGCGCGGAGCGAGCCCCTGCAGACGTACACGATGGAACGACGAACGCGAGGCGCTGCTGAGGGCGTGCTGGAACGATGGCGTTTCGGCGGCGGAGATCGCTCGGCGCCTCGGCGGCATCACGCCGGCTGCCGTCTATGACAAGGCGGGCAACCTTGATCTGGGACGGCGCAGCAAAGCAGGGAGAAAACCCCGATGACTTCCGCCGAACGCCTCTCCATGCGCCTTCTTTACTCCTTCAAGTACTTTCGAGACGAGGCCGCGCACGGCGGCGGCAATCTGCGCATCTATCGTTCGCAAATCGACCGCCGCTTCTTCTTCCAGGTGCTGCAGACGCCGGTCGGTAGCCGAGCTATTTACGCTTTCAAGCATCGCGGCATCACCGCAACCGTTGCGGCCGCCGGGCGGAGTGACAAGTCACTATACAGAGCACGTTTGAAGCTCGCTCGCATGGTCCTCGCGGCTGACGAAGAGGTGGTCTCATGATCGCCGCCTCGCCGCGCCAGATCGGCGCCATCCATGCCATCGCGGCCAAGGCCGGGCTCGACGATGACACCCGGCGCGACGTCATCGAGCGCGAGACCGGCAAGCGCTCGGCCGCTGAACTGACCCTGGTCGAGGCAGGTCGCGTCATCGAACACCTCAAGGGCCTGGCGCCGGCCGCGAACGCCAAGGGCGCGGTGCGTCTGGACGGCCCTTATGCGGGAAAGCTGCGGGCGTTGTGGATCTCGGCGTGGCTCCTTGGTGTCGTGCGCGAGCGTGCCGACAAGGCTCTGCTGGCCTTCGTGGAGCGGCAGACCGGGCTGTCCCATACGCGCTGGCTGCGCGAGCCCGCCGACGCCATGAAGGCGATCGAGGGCCTGAAGAAGTGGATCGCCCGCGAGGCCGGCGTCGAATGGCCACACGGCCGCAACGCCGACATCGGCGACGTCAAGCTCGCTGTGATCGATGCCCAGCGCCGGCGCCTCGCCGAATTGGGCGTCGCGGTCTCTGAACGTCCGATCGTATCGCTCGATGACGAGATGCAGGTGCTCGGCCGCCAGTTGCGGGCCGAGCTGGCCAAGAGGGGGAAGTCATGACCGCAGCCGCGCCACTGATCCAAGAGCCGGCCCGCCCGGCCATCGACATCGTCCGCACCACCTCCAAGGCGATCCTCATCGTCCGCGGCGAAGGCCGCATGGCCGTGGCGTGGCTCGATCGCCGGGCGCTGTGCCGCGTCCTCGCCGGCTACCGGCATGCTCTTGATGCCCGTGCGCTCGGCGGCATCACGACGACGGTCGAACTGAACGAGCGCTCGCTCGACGTACCGGCACCGCGGGCCGCTGCCGCCCGGCTGTCGGCGGACGGAAGTGGCGTGCGGCTGGCGCTGCTCGACGTCGCCGGCCACGAATTGGCCAGCGCGCCGTTCGACGACGAAGCCGTCGCGCGGCTCAACGGAGACGATCCATGATGCCCGACCGATTGCCGGAGGTCGACTTCGCCCGGCTTGCCTTCGAACTGCGCATTTACGCGCGCCGGGAGGTCGGCAGCAACGAGGATTTCGAGCACTTCGTCGCCGGCCTGTCGCAACCGTCCGAGGGGCTCAAACGAACGCTTGCGGATCTGCGTGAAAGCGCCGCCCTGATCGGCCAAGCGGCGGTCTGGTTTTCCATCCTGGCTCGCCACGAGGGCGCGGTGCGGGCGCTCGTGGCCTCGCTCGCCGCACGGGAGGAGACCTAGATGCCCAGCGATATGATGGCGACTGGCAAGGACAACCGTAGGGAGGCGTGGGCGGATGCACCGTTGCTTTCCGAGATCGAACGTCTGCGCGCCGGTGTGGCAGCGATCCAGAGGGCGACAGTTGAAGGGCGCGTCTGTGATGACGTGGCGTGGTTCGACGACATCGAGACGTTGTTCGACTTCTGCGACGGTCTCCTCAACCCGCCACAGCCTGCACCCGCCGGCATCAGGATGGCCACAAGCGGCGTCCTAGCGGACGCCGTTCGATATCGTTATCTCCGGGGCCGCCCGGATGACCAAATTGGGAAGGGCGGCATCTTTGCCGGCATGACGCCGGCCACTGGTAGCGGCGGGTACATTCTTAACGGAGACGATCTCGATCGCGCCGTCGACGGCGCAATTGGTCGCGACTTGGCCAATGATCGACGCCGCCAGCATCAGGCAGCGTGGAGGTGAGCGATGGCGCCCCGCTACGCACCCAGGCATCGCCCGCCGCGCCGCATCGTCATCGATTTCGAGCGCCTGTTGAACGCCGATCAAAGTCTCGCCGCCATGGACGGCACCTGGATCGGCCAGGGATATCGGCGCTCCAGCGCCCGGCTGTGGCGCCGGCGTGACGGCACCTATACGGCCCGGGTCGTCTGGCGCAACCACGACAGGCTCGTCTCGGCGGTCACCTTCACGGTCGAGGGCATCGTGCTCGCATGACCTACACCTGGTTGCCCGAGCTGCTCGCCGAAATCGCCGAGGCCGCCGGCCTCGACGCGGCGCTCAAGCTCGCGGCGGCCTATGGGGGCGTGCGGCGCACGTTTCCGGCGCGCATCAGGTCCGACAGCCACTGGCTGGCCGCCTGTGTCGGCCGCGAGGCCGCCGATAAGATCTGCGCCCATTTCGCGCAAGGCTCCGGCAGCGGCGTCAGCGCCGGCATCAAGGTGCTGGTGCCGCTCGGCCCGACTGGATCGATCGCGGGCGCGCGCCGGCGCCTCGCCCAGGCGCTCGCCGAGGGGAAGTCCGCCTCCGAGGCGGCGCGTGCCGCCGGCATGACAGAGCGCTCGGCCTATCGGGCGCGCTCCCGCGCGCGCCACCAGGATGACAAGCAGG